TTAAGTAGATCATTGGGATTTTTTTTCTTACCTCATTCTCCATTTGAAATAACCAAATCCAATAACGTGGATCTGTGAAGAACATAATCACATCAGGTTTCTCAATGTCAATCATCTGACGAAGCACTTCAGGACTACCATATCCTGTGTTAGGATAAATGAAAACAGATGCATCCGTAATACCAGCTATCTTGTTGGTATCTTGACATACATCTAATTTCTTTCCTGCTTCAGGATGTTGAACTGCTGCTCCTAGATTTATCCAATTAAATCTGTGTGCTGTTCCTAATACAATTTCTTTTGCCATTGTAGAGATACCAGATGTAAATCTAATATCATCAGACAAAAGTAAGATTTTTTTTCTTTCTCCTTGCGGAATGTAACCTTCTTTCATGTAACTTTTTTAGTTTTTAAATACTTCCTGTGTAATGAGCGTGTAGTTGATTGTTAATCGTTCTTTTAAACTCAGAATCAGTTAAATAGAGAAACATAGATCTTTCTAAAAGATTTCTCATAGTTATCTTATTTCTAACAGCCTCTGCTTTAAAATCTCCAAATAAAGTATCTTGGAGTCTTACAGTAGTAAGAATATCTCCTTTTTTTCCAATGTGCATAGTTTACTATTTAATAATAAATAGTGTAGTGTATATACAAAAGTATATATTTAACTGACTTTTCTGTCGCAGAGATCCGGTTGATCTAGGTAAGGACAGAACTTACACTTATCTATATTTTTTGGATAAACCTTTTCCTGATACTCACCCTCTACTGTAAATGCATTGCGAACAAACTCTTGAATATCTTCTACTGCATCCTTTACTTTCTTAGTTCCGTTAGCTGGTTTCCATTGTTGAACTCTACCTGGAGCATACTCTAAGCTTTCGTTGATCTTTCTTCTTACAATAAAAAACTCCACATCTATTTTATCTTCAGGTACATTCTTAAGTAAAGAAAAGAACCTTTTGTAAAGTAGAATTTGGTTTACTTTAACTTGATCTTTCTTCTCATAATCAGACCAGCCTCTAGTTGAAGTTTTAATGTCGTAGATTGTGTACCTATCTAAAGTCTCGTCGTATATTACCAAATCAATAAAGCCCTTCATTTTAACCGTCTCATACCCTTCTAGGAGCGATGACATAATAGGAATCTCTATACCAATCAACTTACATTTCTTTTTTGAAAAAAACAAAGATCTTTTTCTTTTGAAGAAATCTAGAATTGCTACAGCATCTTCGTAAAACTCTGTAAGTTCTTCTGGAGTTGAGAAGTGACCTTCTGTGGAAGTTTGCTTGTACAGTTCTATGAACTTAGTTTTAAAATAAGTAGCTAAGTGAATCTTATCTGCTTCAGTAGCAGATTTATCAAACATCACCTGTAAGTAGTTTTGTATAGTTTCATGAAATACAGTACCAAACAGAGTATGAATACTTTGCTTAAAGGTTCTCAAATTCTTAGCATAATCTAAGTACCACCTATACTGACAATTCTTATAGATTTGATACTGAGAGAATGATACACTCTTACTTTTTTCCACTTAGGACTTGCTTTAATTTTTCTAAATATAAAATACCATCCATCAACTCTTGTTGAGCATGTTCAATCCAATCCGGAACAGAAAGATCATTTCTATCCAAATCGGTTTTATATTTATCCTTACCAAACTGAGCTCTACTTACAAACTGATCTATAATAGAATCAACTACCGAATCAGTTTTAAGTATGGTTCTACTATTGTTTTTATCGTAGGTAATAGCATTACCTAAATCTGCATTTCTTGTCATAACTGGATTTTCTTTTATGTAGCTGTAACGTTCTGCTTCACATGCGGGACAGTAGTCGTTGAAGTCTTGATCCCAAATATGTTTATCACATCTTGCTGCCATTATTGTAAATTCTTAGGTTGAAACTCTTCGTTAACATGGTGACAGTTTGTACATGCAAAACTAGGAATAGGAATCAAAGCATCCTGATCTGTGCCTGCAATAAACTTACTTACTTTACGAAGGAATGTTACTTGCTCAAATGTTTCACACTCACACTCTTCGCATACTAATGCTGTTGTCTTGTCTAAAGAAATGTTTAAGTTTACGTTTTGTTGTGCCATATTATTTATGTTTTATATTACTAAGATAAAAAGAAAAAACCAATCTAGCAAATCTTAGACTGGTTTATTTTTAAGCTGTTCTGGCTCTGCTGACAGGGCTGGACTCGAACCAGCATGCAGCGATTCAATAGATAACATAATTAGCCGGCTTTGTGGTCAACCCATATTATCTATCTGTTTCGTTCTCTGCGGCACCTAGACGGGGAGCTGTGTATGCCATGGCGTACGCCTTTCACCACCTGTCAATTTTCTAAAAAAGTAAACTCACCTTTTTTGATACGAGTATGTAAGCTCCTATAATATTTTATATTAAAAAACTTCATTGCTTCTGTAGTAGAGTTAAAAACTTGATTAGAGGTATTATGTAATATCTTCTTAGCATTTCCGTTATTACCTCCTGAATGCTTATCTTTTTTTAATTTTGCTTTCTCTTTTCCAAAAATATCCTCGTAAGTTTTACCCTTAGTAGATTTATTATAAGCCACTATAGCATTTTTAGATTTACCTACCTGTACTTGTTTTTGCTCTTCAGTCAAAGAGTTCCACCAAAGCTTTCGTTTTTTTAGTGTTTTCTCCATTCTGATCTTCTTTTCTTCTTCTGTTTCAGTATATCCTTTATGTGAACTATTTGTCTTGTTATAATAAGTTGGATCCACTGCCACATTTAAGAACCTCTGTAATTCCGATTCAAACTTTCTCAATAATGTATTGGAAATATTTTCTTCAAACTTACAGATTATATTCTTACTGAAATTACTTACGCCTAGTTTTTTGATATCTTCGCGAAGTTTTTTACTGCTACCTAAGTATGCTGGATTGTTGTGTTGGTCACTTCCAATATACCTATACGGTAATACGCTATTTTCCTTGTTGTATAGGTTTATGGTTTCATATATTACAGCACTCATACCCTTTTATTTATTATAAATATCACAAGATTACAAAAGGGTGTGTTTGCCAAGCTCTAGAGCATTCCGCCACCTAACTTTTGATTTTGAAAGTTTATTATAAACTTACAACATACCTATTTTTGGTGTGTACCTTCTACATTTCGTTTTACCCTGTCTGCAGTTCTCTTATTTAACCACATTAAGGCTTCTTCCAATTTGGTAATTGCAATAGAAGTTTCTCTACTTGGTAATTTTGAACTTAATACTTGCAATCTATTGATTAAGACCTCAAGCACCTCCTCGTTGGTAGTACCATCGTTAACAGTAACTAAATTTGTACCACCATCAGTTTGATATGGTACTTTTTCAATAAATTGGATTTTTTGTCCTTCTACTTCTTTGTTTTCAAAGTTTTCTAATTCATAAAGGTGACCCTCTGTAAGTACTTTCATTTTTTTATTTTTTTAATTTTAAAAGTGCTTGTCTTTCCAAGCTGCCAGATTTTTTACGCTTCCTTCGGTTATATCTTAACCCAGTTCGACTCGTAGCGTATGAGTTTGTCCACCACCCTTTTGCAACTTGGACAACACTTCTAATGTTGCAACTGGTACGGAAGTTAGGGCAGGATTCGAACCTTGCAATGCAACCTTATGCTTTGACTACTAGAGTCTGCACATCCGACAATAGTTGCTACGGTATACTCGCGTCTACCATTCCGCCACCTGACTATTTACAACTTTTAAATTACCCCCAGAGTTGCTAACTGTGCTGTCATACGATACAGGGCTATTAAGCGAGCAGATCTTACGGTATGCCACGGCCGTCTTCGTCGTTCCACGTTCGAACGATTATAAGTTTAAATCTAGTATGATTACCTTCTGTAATGGTAGTAATACCCACCTCTGTAAAAAGGATAGTAGGGAGTGTAGTTGTAGCTAAAAGGCACTACAACTCTAGGACCTGCTTCTACTTCGTATCTAGGTTCTCTGTAGATTACATAACATCCACTAAATAGAAAAATTACTGCTAATAGTAGAATAATTCTTTTCATGACTTATTTTTTATGCGTAGCTTTCTTGTTCACTAGCTTGTTTATGGTGAATTAACTGACCAGTTTGTTCGTCATAGATTTTAACTTCTGCATCTATACTCTCAGCTAACTTGTGTGCTTCGTGTAAATGTTCATGATAGTATTGTTTTTCTTCTAAAATACCATCAATCCATCTTTTAATCTTTATTTTGAATCCCATAATATCCATTGTTTTTAATTTTTAAAATACTGTAACCAAATTTTTCTCGTCTTGTTTGTGTACTTAGTTAAAGCTGCCTGATTTTTTTTTACATTAACTTCCGGAGAAGTGTAGGTAAGAAGTAACGTACTATACATTTCTTCTGTTTCAGTTGCTCTAGCACAAGACCAAGAATTAATCCAAGGTATTTCTTTTGATCCTATCAACGGAACTCCTTGACTAATTATATCAGCTCCCACTATATTGAAGGTCTCCGAAAAAGAAACTTGCATTCCAATATCCATCTTAGCGCACAACTCTAGAAATTCCTCTCTCGGAGTCCATTCGTGGTTAGCTAATTGATGTCCGTGTTCACCTAAGTGTAGAAATAAATATTCAAGGTTACGTAAAACTGGTTCACCTTTCATCTCAATTCTTCCTACATTTATATGAAATCTTAATTTCTTACCGATAGCTTCTGCAAACTTAATAGCTGCTATTGCTTGCATTATGTGGTTCTTAAGAGGTCTCACAGCACCAAAACAACCTATGTTTATGTATTCATTATCTTTTTGAAACTCTTTACTTTTATATTGCTGAGGATAGAAATTAGGTAGGTAAATAACTCTTTCCTTTACTATATCCTCACTCCACTCTTTTTTACATGCTACATAAAACCTAACCTCATCTAAAGCTCTTGGTGCATTAACTCCTAAAATAATATTAGGAAAAGCCATATACTCCGCTATCCAATCCATTGCCATTCCTTCACCTGCTAAGAAAGGAATTTCACTGTGCAACCTAACAATCCACTTTACATTTGGATGTAGCTTTGAAAGGATTACAAACTTAGTAGGCACGACCCATAAAGCCTCTACAATAACATGAGTTGGCTTATACTGAGTAACTTCTCTGTCAATACAGTTGTTATCTACTACTACAACTAGTTTTGCTTCTACACCAGAATTAACTAGCATATCTTTCATAAAGGTAGCTGAGTTGTATAATCCCGTTGATAAGCCTACTTTTGAATGTTTTTCTGGATTAAAGTCCTCTCTTCTTTTCAGAATAAACAAAACGCGCTTTGACATAAGTTATTATTAAGTTCTATCCGAACATTTTTTTAAAATCAACTTTTTTTAATCTTTCCGTAAACCTTTGTTTAGCTGTTGGTGGAAAACCTCCCTCACCTCCAACCTTTGCATTCATACAATCTCTATTAAGAACTTCTTGCATAGTTACTAGCTTTCTTTCTTCAGCTGCTAACTCACTTCTCGAATTAAAGAACTTTAAAATTTCAAACTTATGGTTTTCTACTCCATACTTCCTAATAGATCTTTTTAAAAACTTACCAGATCCAATGTAACCATCATCCAAATCATCGGTAGAATGCATACCTACATAGTATCTACCATCAACTAAATTAGTTGTTTTGTAGAGAAAGTGATACTTCTTTTTACCACTTGATTTTTTATCTGCCATTTTGTGGAGCATACCGGAGTCGAACCGGTTTCTCCGAAAGAAACAATAATACCAACGTCTCACACGCTTAGTACTGCATTGCTGCTGCACCGTAATTTTGAGCCTGTACGGTTAAGTACATCCACCATCTAGTTTTTCAAGGTAGTTTATGATGTGGCTAGAAACACATCCTCATAACGGCTTACTACTAGCCTACACGTCTATCCGTAGTGTATTTGTAACTTACTGTTTCACCCAAGTTAC